AAATCTCATGCGAGTGCCATCTTCACAAACTTGCTGAGGCAGCGTGCCAACCTCACGCATTACAATCTCTGGTACAACATCTGTATCAGATCTTAAAGCTTCATCTAAAGCAATTTTTGGCTCTACAGACCATGAGGTTGCACGCACCATTGACTCTTTAGGTGCAGTCTTGTTTGACCCTTTTAGCAATGTAAGGCATCTAGCAATACAGCTTGTGGCCGTATCCTCTAAATACCACTTACGCATGTGTGCCGGGTAGTCATCCCTCTCACCTTTTGCGTAATTGCTTACAGCTGGAGCAGCATCATTTACATCCCTATAAACACTGCCTTTAAATATAACAATGCCTTTATCAAGATTGATTTCAGCTATTGCTAAATCAATTCTGCCTAGTGGGTAGTTATTGATAAACCATCTGTTTAGTGTGGCAGCATCTTCATACTGAGTTAGATCTATCATTTGTTTTCTCTATCAAATAGATTAACTACCTTGCCCATTAAATACTCATTATCAACTGTTAATTGATGTTTTCTTTTATCCCAGTTTGCTTTGGCATCTATTTCGCCCCGGCTATAACCTTTTTTAAATCCTTTGTCATAACCATTCTCTACTCCAACAATCCAGGTAAGAGTCACCAACAGTGTGCCTAGGAGAAGCAAGCACGCTGTAACCATCCATCCATATATTTCATAGCTCATATTTCACCGCTTCCTTGAACTTGTCTAACCAATAACCCTCAACCATTGCAGCTGAGAGCCTACCTCTGATCTGAGATGCGCCCATTGATTTATGAGCGTATGCCCGGATCAGAGAAGCTTTAACAAAGTGTGAGCGTTTGCTATCAACATACGCCCCACTTTCTTTGTCATATTTCACAATTACCATGTCATCAATTCTCTTAGGTCATCTGGTAAATCAACAGGTGCAACATCATTTACTAATCTGTATGCAGTACCGGTTGGATGTATTGATGGTGGTAGTACAACATAACCTTTATGTTTGACATCAATGCCAGAGATTATTTTGCCTTTAAATTGTGCAGGCTTTTCTACATAAAAGTAAATGTGGTAACCATCATGCGTGCCTACTACATGTGTGTTGCATTTAAAACAGCGATCTAATAACTCAAGCCATTTAGGATCTTTGCCTGCGTTGCGTGCATCAAAATCTAATACAACTAAACTTGATTGAGAAATACCTAAACCAATGTTTAGTTCTTGATCTGCAAACCATTCATCAATCTTGGCTTGATCTAATGTTGCATCTAAATAACCATGTCGCAAAAATCTTGCAGGTTCTTTAGATTGTTTTTTTAATGGTAAAACAAACCATCCTTTTTGTGCATAAGCTGTAGCGTTCATATTCCCATCCCTTCAAATGGATTTACAAAAGCAATTAAAGCATGTCCCACTGACAAAAGCAATTACCCAAAGGCTTTACCTAAAGCTGTGAAGCTGCCGTCTGTGTCAAAACGGATCATCTCAAAACTAGGATTGCCACGCTTGATAGTCATAATTACAGCCCCAGCCTGCCAATTAGCGTAATAATTGCGCTTTGCCAGGTAAGACATCTTTTTCATGTCACAGGTATGTCCTACCTCAATCCCTACTAAAACCCTCTGTAATCGGCCACCAAAGGCCTCTGAGTGGCATGTGTAGCCCATTCTGTGCGAGTGCCCCGAAATTACGCTACGCCCCCAGGTTTTTGCTATGTTAAGCGCACTGGATCCGCCAATCTTGGACAGGTTGCCCTCATCCCCATGACAGAGCACAAAGTCAGTGCCGGGTATCTCATAGGGCTTTTTGGCGTAATAAATGCCAAGGTCATCAAAGCTCATAAATTTTTCGTACTGCAGCTCTGGTAAGGCCATCAATCCGGGCACTTGGCTTACAGCTTGAAATAATCGATCTGCATGATTTGATCTTGAAACTACATCTGTTTTTAAATCATAAAGAATATTTTTACAAAGATCCCGGTCAGCATTTAAAGTTTGTTGAAAAGACTCAGCTTTTCCCACGCTGTACCTAGAGATAGTGTTTAAATCTAACTCATCACCAACATTTAATACTAAATCAAATTTAAAAGCTCTAACTAACTTTTTTAAATTGGAGATTGCAGCATCAAATTGAAATGGCACCTGCAGATCTGAACAGATCAGATAGCGTGCATTGACTGACCGATCTCGCTTAATCTTCATCCTCATCAAAATCATCAAGTGGATTTTTTATAGGATCCTTTGTGTCCACAATCCAATCCGGATAACTTGACCTATCCATGGCAAATGCTAAAGCTGTGCCTTCATCCATATTTGCTTTTCTGCAAGCCATATAAACTTCATTAGCTGCAATAGCCCAATAATCAAGCTTAGTAAGAACAGGCTCTTTAGTAGTCCTGCGTCTTTTAGCTATTTTCTTTTTTGGTTTGCGTTTGGTTGCCATGGCTTAAGTGTAAATCACAAAATGCCGGATATTGCTCGGTGCACGCCCTCTTCCAAAGTAATTTTTGGTGTGTAGTAATCACTCATCATTGTTGGGTTGCCCACCCGGTAGGCCACGCCAGCAGGTTTATCCGACAAAATATTGAACTTAGGCATCTTGTCTATACCTAAAGTCTTGAGAGCCATTTGAGCTAACTCTAGGAAAGTAGTAGCTCTACCTGTACAAAGATTGACTGTTTGATTGCAATTGTTTTGCACCATTGTGATAACCGCATCTACAACATCATCAATGTGTATAAAGTCCCTGGTAGTAGTTGCACGCCCCCATATGTCAAATGGATTTGAGCCTAGTATCGCTCTTTGGATAATTGATGGAAATGGGTAAGTCATATCTTGGTCAGTGCCGTATCCGCTAAAAGGTCTTAACACTAAAACCTGAGTGCCAGCATCTCTCAAGTAACTCATTAGTGTCTCACCTGTTAATTTAGCCCAGCCATAACTCATATCAGGAGCACCAATTTTTTTAAAGTTTAAATCTTTTTCTTTTAGCTTATGTTTTTTTGACAGGGTTTGCAGCTCTATTGGATAGGCAGCCGAAGAGCTAAAATAAACTACATAGGGTTGCTCTGTAACCATGCACCAATTGGCAAACTCAGCATCAATGGCAAGATCTACGGCCAAGCTCAAAGGTGCATTTTCTATTTGTTGCCTGCCACCTACAATAGCTGCAAGATGTATGACTAAATCATATTGTTTTTTTTCTAGCTTGAAAAAATCTCTGCAGTCTGTACCATTTTTTAGATCTACCAAAGTTAATTCCGCATAAGGTAAGGCACGCCTAAAAGCTCTGCCTACAAAACCATGTGAGCCGGTAATTAGGACTTTCATTTTAATTTATGTACAAGATCTGCATACTCTTGAGATCTCAAATATTTTTGCAGAGTGAGCAAATCCTCTTCATACCATTTAGGTTGATTGACCCTGGTATAGCCCTCATCCATCTCAGCCTTACCGGCTGCAGGATGTAGATGTTCAATGATTACATTAGGTAAATAAACTAGACAATCTAAGTCAATGCCTAATTGCTTTACAAAGTTATCAAAATATAAATGCTTGCAACCTGGAAAGGTCATACCTCTCAGCTCTTCAACAATATCTCTAGTCATTGCATAAGCTGTAGGTAGGTTTTGACCTTGTAGTAGGTCATCACCATAGGCAATGCCTGTTTTACCTATTAACGCTTTTGTAAAAGCTTTGTCCCAATCAACCGATCTAGGCAGGTGATCATCACCCATGAAAATGTACAAATCGTAAAAAGGATAATTAACAAAATCAAGTAAAAGCTCTGCAGCACTATTAAGAGCGTGTGCACAACCGCCTGTTTTATTTTCTGCAGGTATGCAAACATAGGAGTCATCTTTGGCGTACTCATTCCATTTAGGATCATCATTATCTATGACAGCATAAAGATCTGCAGCTGTATTTGTACCAACAAAAGATGCAGCTAATCTAGCCATGTTTTCAGGTCTGCCCCTAGTTGGCACTACAACACAGGTCTTCATAAGAGAAGGGTATGCAGGTTAGTTTTTAGTTATGAGGATTTCATAGAGCGTGTCTAGCTTATTTTCAATCCTACAAATCCGACCCTCAAGATTATGCTGACCATTGTTGTCAGGCTTAAGCTCTGACAGATAATGCTTAACAAGCCATCTCACAGCTGCAATAAAAGAGCCAACAATTGTTATCAATGCTACTGTCAAAGCCGCCATGTCATTGGGACTCATTCGCTGTTGCGGCCAAAAGCCTTGTCTTGACCATCAAAATATCTAATTAAAGGTGCTACAAGTGCACCTGCCAAAATAGATAACTCCGGGCGCACATCTGCTACTAAAGCCAAAGCTGTAGTGACAGTGGCAGCGGCTACGCTGCGTGCATAAGATTTTACAATTGCTTTTTGTTTTGCACTAAATTTCATCATAATCCTAACTGTTTAATTTTTTGTTTGACTTGCTCTTTGTCCATTTTTATCTCAAAATGCATTTCATCTTTACGCTTTTTGTAATGACCGCCCCAAGCCAATCCATATTTAGTTATTAGTAATGTGATTATATTACACTGTTCTTTGTTAAATGTATTTGACTTGCCTAGTGGATGTTTTAAAGCATTGAGATCTACCGCTGTACCGGAGCTGTGATTACTTAAAA